GGCATGTCAGCGATAGGGTAGTGAATCTTCTCACCGTTGTTAGTGCGAATGACACGGTCGGGTCCGAATGGAATCTGGACCACGTCGCTCGGTACAACGAGCGGCGAGTTAACAGCCTTCTTGGCCGCTCGCATACCCATCTGGGCGAAGACGGCGCGGGCGATCTGAATCCAGATCACATCATCATACGCGCCGCGATTCTCGTCGTCAAACTTCGGCGCCTCAGCGACGAACACCGGACAACGCCCGAACTTGTTCTCCATGCGCAGAAGTTCTAGGTTGTCCCTGGAAGGGACGAACCAGATCATGGTCTCATCATCCATGTAGTTGACAAGCTCTAGCTTCTGGTTACTCTCGGCGTGAGTACCCGCGCGTAGCGCGTTAGCGAGATGTGGAAACTTCGCACAGAGCGAGTCCACGTCGGAGTCGTACACCTTGAAGAAGTAGCGCGTACGGGCGTATACATCTAGTTCGTAGTAGCAGCCCAGCGGATTCTCAAAGCGTAGTCGGGGACCCGCGTCAGCGTACGCATCACCAAAGTGAGGCTCTAGTACGATTGGCAGGAAGCTGTAGGTATTGAGCCAATCTGCTGCTTCCACCAGATTGACCTTGATGCGGCTGTTCTCCAGGTAGTTGTGCGCAATCAGCGTGCGACGCTGAGCGTACTTCTTCTGACGGTCACTGACCATCACACCTGTAGTACAAGATACAGTGGGCATAACTCCGATTTGTTCGGAGCTATACTGAGCCGCGACATTGATGATGTTGGAGACGATGGGCTTCGGGAAGTCATCGGCTAGTAGCCCTGGGGCTACGCGGTCAAGCTCGGATGCGCGAACAGCGCGAACCTCGTTCATACGGAGGTCACGCAGATAGTAGCGTAGGCGAGTCGCTGCTACCTTCTTAGCGATCTCGTAAACTGTGGCCATTAACCCTCCCACCAGCGGGCGTCATTAACGATAGTCGGCTCTGGTAGGTCGGGCATACTTGAGAAGCCCTGCGAGGCCTGGTACCAGTCGATGTTGATTACTACTTGCTCTTCACGTTCGCGCTCGGAAAGCCAACCTGCGTCCCAGTGTGCGGAGCCATCCTGGAAGTCGAGAAGTTCGCGGCAGCGAATCTCGCAGAACCACAGAGCCATCACGCAGTCCTGGACAGGTGCCTTGTTCATGGTAGGCGTAGGGTACCATGCAACCAGCTGCTCGACAAGGGCTTGGATTCCAGCGTGGTTCCTTCGGGACGGAAGCTCGATGGCGTTGTGTCCCTGTTCGTGTCCCTTGAACAGGTTGGCCATCGTAGCCACACCCCACTGTGTATCCCACTTGTTCTTTCCTGTCGTGTGTGCGGACATACGGACACCCCTGGATGCCATCCAGGTTCTCAGGTCCTCGTCCTGGAGGATACTAGCCTGGTAGGCGTTGGATTCGATGCGCCATTCATTCACTCCGTAACGTCGAGTCCATTCCTTCATAACCGCCGCTGTTTGGGCGGGAAGGGCTCCGTGCTGATTCCATACGTCTAGAACATATCTACGGCCGGTAGAGAGATCTGCTCCCACGACAACCATAGCTGTGTAGTTGGTGGCTGCCGGGTCAAGCCCTGCAACCACATAAAGCCCCGCCATTCCTTCTGGACGGACACCAGGGAAACCAGGGACAATAACACCGGGAAGTCGTCCGCCATTGGTACACCCGTCGATCTCGGCCTGCGTGAAGGTGGTGCTCTGACTGATCTGAGCTTGCATGTAAACACGAGACCATGTCTCCGCACTCATCTGATTGCGCTTCTCGGCAAGAGCCGGCCCGTTCCACATGGGATATAGACCCTGCTCATTGGGCTCGACCTTGTCGAGTCCCATAGGCTCAACGTTGGTCCACGGCCACAGGGTAACCCAGTCCTCAGGGTCATCATGCATCTCCAGCACAGCGGGCTGGGACAGATAAGTGAAAGGGGATTCCCCGGTGACATACCACTCTGGCTTTCGGATCTCGGAGTACAGATCCTGGGCGGCGAGTCGGGTGCCAACGATGATAAGCTTACCTGTTCCCGGCTCAAGGCGGGAACCGATGATGGACTGAATCCACTCGATCTGCTTCGGGAACTCATGAGCGTTGTCAAGGTCGGCACAGTCATCAAGAATAATGAGGTCGGCACGGGCACCATAGATCTTCTTACGAATACCTAGAGCCTGCACCGTAGGGTGCCCCGATACATTGCGGGGACGGATGTCCGGGTTCACAAGGATCATGTCAGCCTGCCACCTGGCACCATTGCCATTGTAGCCTTCAGCAGGAGCGAAGTCATCCTTCAGCTGCTTGTAGACCAGCATGTCCTTGTCGAGGCGGTTCTTAATTCCATCCAAGTTCTTCTTGGCACGGTCCGCACTAGCGGACACCAGAAGGACACGGATGTTAGGATCCTGGACGATACGCCATGTCACGTAGTTCTGGCAGAACATCTCACTCTTGGCATGGTGAGGCGGCGTGTTGATCAGGAGAAGATTCTTACGTCCGGGGATGTATGTCTGTGACGGGTGGAGGTTGCGAGGATCACGGCCCTCAAGCAAATCCAGCCACTGCTGATGATGGTCGAACAGACGGTTACCCATGTACACCTTCGAGAAGGTCTCGAAGTCAGGCACTTCGGAGAAGTGCTCCCCAGACTGCTTGGAGCGGATGCGTTCTGCTGCATCGCGGAACTGCTGAGCATTCATAGCGCCACCGGCTCCCTTGGAGCCACTGCGCCAATACTCATATGTCTTTACAGAAATGCCAACGAATTCACAAGCACGCTCCACAGACCAGCCAGCTGCGAGCTTTTCAAGCAGGATCCTCTGCTTGTCCGCAGTAGACCATTCAATCTTTGGAGGCACGCAATTATCCTATGGTGTCAGTGGGGGTCCTTTGGGGGAACCATTTAAGGAGGGGGCTAAGCCCCTCCTAGACGAACACCAGTGATGGTGTGAGTCTCTAAGAAGCTTCTATAGGCAGCCCCCTAAGGGCTGCCTTACTAGGTTGGAGTCGAGCCTGGGGGCCCTCTCCGTGAGGAGTCTCGCTAGCCCGCTCGACTCCTAT